ACTAATTATCGCAAACATGATGTTCAACATGGGTCGACCACGCTTATCTAAATTCAAAGGTATGAAACGCGGTGTAGACGCCCGTGATTGGGATGCAGCTGCAGATGAGATGGTTGACTCAAGGTGGTATAGACAAGTAACTAATCGCGCTGATCGCTTAGTTGAAAGAATGAGAGCGGTTACAATATCTGAAATTCCTGTCTAATGATTGAAGTTACAGAAGCCGCAGTCGACTATCTTAATAAAGTCAGGGGTGATGACTTTGTAACTCTTGGCGTAAAAGGTGGTGGCTGCTCTGGTTTTCAGTATGTATGGGACTTCAAAGATAAGTGGCCCGACGTACAATGGAGCGAACCATATAAAGAATGTTTAGTCTTAGATCCTATGGCAGAAATGTATATAGCCGGATGTACTATAGATTATGTAGAAGAACTCGGTGGTTCTTATCTTAAGATTATAAATCCAAATGCTACAGCGTCCTGTGGCTGTGGTGAATCTTTCGCAATTTAGTTGTTTACAAACTCGTAAAAATTTGGTATAATAGTACTATGTTTTATACTTCAGTAGTACGTTACGGTAATTCATTTCTGTATCGCGGCTATGACGCTGCCGGCAAACGCGTCTATAAAAAAGATTCCTTCTCACCAAGATTGTTCGTACCTTCCAAAGCCGAAACATCTTGGCGTGGTCTCGATGGCGCGCCCATCGGGCCAGTAGATTTCAAAACAATGCGTGAATGTCGGCAATGGCTTGACCAATATCGTGAAGTTGGTGGCTTCGACATTTACGGCAATCCTAATATGATTCAACAATATATCGCTCATAAGTTTCCAAGAGATATTGAGTTTGATCGTGATATAATTAATGTCACCACAATCGATATTGAAACAGCGTATGAGGATGGATTCCCAGAACCAGAGAAAGCCAACCAAGAAGTCTTGGCTATCACTATCAAAAATAATATAGATGGCATATATCGTGTATGGGGCATGAAAGATTATGACGTTGGTTCTGCGCTTATACAACCAGTGCGTTATTATAAATGTAAAGACGAGGTTGACTTACTTCTAAAGTTTCTTGACTTTTGGCATGACCATCGCAATACGCCTGACGTTGTAACAGGTTGGAACGTAAAGTTCTTTGATATACCTTACCTTGTCAATCGTGTTAACAATGTGCTTGGCGTAGATCAATGTAAAAAGTTCTCACCTTGGGGTATGGTTGACTATTCAAAGATTGTCAAACGTGGTCGCGAACAAATCACATATAAACTGCAGGGCATACAAACTTTGGATTACCTTGATCTCTTCCAAAAGTTTGGATATACCTATGGCACACAAGAATCTTATAAACTCAACCACATTGCGTACGTAGTTCTTGGCGAAAAGAAACTGTCCTTTGCCGAAGAAGGTTCTCTACGTAACCTATACAAAGAAGACTTCCAAAAGTATATCGACTATAATATGAAAGATGTACAGTTAGTTGATAAGCTCGAAGAAAAGATGGGTCTTATTACGCTGGCTATGACCGTGGCGTATAAAGGTGGTGTCAACTATCAAGACACATTTGGTGTGGTTGCAATATGGGAATCAATCATATATCGTAAACTCAATTCACAAAAAGTTATGCCAAAGATCGAGCCTGATGAAATGGGCATACGTGATTTTGAAGGTGGCTACGTCAAAGAACCACAGGTTGGTATGCATGACTGGGTAGTTTCTTTTGATTTGAATTCTCTGTATCCTAATATCATTGTGCAGTGGAACATGTCACCAGAAACTTTAAACAAAGATCCACAACTTAACATGCCAAGTGGTGTACAAAACTATTTACACAAAGAAGAAAAACAGAATAGTAGTTATACTGTAGCAGCTAATGGTTCTACTTATCGTAAAGACTTTGACGGCGTGGTACCAAACATCATTGTAGATTATTACGACGAACGTAAGTCAGTCAAGAACATGATGATTGCAGCAGAAAAAGAATATCAAAAATCTAAAACACCAGAACTTGAAAGAGAAATCAATCGACTCACAAATCAGCAGATGGCGATTAAAATTCTTATGAACTCTTTGTATGGTGCGATCGGTAACAAACACTTTCGATATTATGATCTACGTATCGCCGAAGGTATTACACTTACCGGTCAGCTCGCAATCAAGTGGGCAGAAAATGCTGTTAATGACGAGTTAAATAAAATACTTAAAACAGACGAAGACTATGTTATCGCAATGGATACAGATTCGCTCTATATCAACTTTGGTCCTATGATTGAAAAGCTACAGCCAAAAGATCCAGTAAAGTTTCTTGATAAAATATGTGTAGAACACTTTGAACCTGTGCTTGCCAAAGCTTATAATAAACTATTTAATGTAATGAACTGCTACAAGCCACGTATGGAAATGGGTAGGGAAGTTATTGCAGATCGTGGTATATGGACGGCAAAGAAAAGATATATTCTAAATGTACACAACTCTGAAGGTGTACAGTACGCACAACCTAAACTTAAAATCATGGGTATTGAAGCTATCAAGTCTTCAACACCAGAAGTATGCCGTGATAAATTCAAGCAGATATTTAACGTGATTATTACGGGCTGTGAAAAAGATACGCAGAAGTTTATACAAGATTTTAAGAATGAGTTTAGGTCACTACCACCTGAACAGGTCGCCTTCCCGCGTTCTGTAACAAACATTACAGATTACAAAGATCGCAAGACGATATATAAGAAAGGTTCGCCTATTCACGTACGTGGTTCTTTAGTATATAACAAAGCGCTCAAAGAATCTGGTATGATGCACAAGTATGAAGCAATCACAAACGGTAGCCGTATCAAGTTTGTCTATATGAAAAAGCCTAACCTGGTACGTGAAAATGTCATAGCTTTCCCGGAAGTATTACCTGAAGAGTTCGGTGTAACACGTAACATAGACTATGACAAGCAATTTGAAAAAACTTTCTTGGAACCACTAGAGCTTATACTCAACGCAGTTGGTTGGGACGCCGAAGAGAAAGTTACGCTGGAAGATTTCTTTGCATAAAGTGGTTTACTTTTACGATAAAATGGAGTATAATAGATATTATGAGTAAAGATTGGGTACAAGATATTAATGACATGCATACCAAGTTTGGTGTGCGTAAGTGGGTCAATGAACAAATCCAGTTTGGTGAAAAAGAAAAACTCGAAAAGTTTCTCGAGTTTCGTCTTAAATTCTTAGAAGAAGAACTCAACGAAACACGAGCTGCAGCAATTGTGGATAAAAATCCAGAAGAAATTGTTGACGGTTTGATTGATCTGTGTGTTGTTGCCATTGGTACACTGGATGCGTTTGGAGTTGACGCTCACAAAGCATGGGATAAAGTACACAACGCAAACATGGCCAAAGAACCGGGTGTAAAAGAATCGCGCCCTAATCCACTTGGCCTGCCCGATCTGATTAAACCAGAAGATTGGAAGGGACCCGATCATCGTGACAACCATGGATATTTCATTCACAGTCTTTAATTCGATATTCGATAACAAGACTGACAAGCGCATGGACTTTCATGACTTTGACGATTTTGAAAAGTTCTTATATAAACTTTCAAATCAAGAAAAGTCTTCTAAGAAAGATGCAGTACTAATATCTCCTGCGACATACCAACCCGACACTACACGTGCTAATGCTAATGTTGTAGAATGGTCGGGTTGGTGTGCTGTCGATGTGGACGATTACCAACCAGATGGAGATTTAAAAGATGACCTATGTTCTCGCTTTTCTAATTTTAGGTTCATTTGTTACAGCACTGCTAGCAGTACGATGGATCAGCCTAAGTTCAGATTGGTGTTCCCTTTGCGAAGACGAGTTGGAAGTGACAGAATCAGACATTTCTGGTATTCTCTTAACAAAGAGCTCGGAGAACTCAGTGACGCTCAAACTAAAGACTTATCACGCATGTACTATATCCCTGCGAAATACGCTGGTGCTAACAACTTTATTTTCAGTCATGATGGCGACACACTTGATCCTCAATCTTTAATGGACAAACATCCCTATGCAGAAAAAGCAAACCTCAATAACTTCTTCGACAGACTCCCAGATGAGATCCAACGACAAATCATTGAACACAGAAAAGGACAAATGGACAACACTAATGTGGTGTGGACGTCCTATCGCGATTGTCCCTTCTTTCCACGCAACCTCGAAGCAGAATACAGAACGATAAGTAATACCGGCTGGTATCACAAGATGTATCAGATCATGGTTGCTATCGCAGGTAACGCAGTCAAAAAACAATATCCAATCACAGCACCAGAAATATCAAAGATGTGTAGAGAACTAGATATTGAAACTGGCAACTGGTATAAGAATCGTCCATTGGATAAAGAAGCAGATCGTGCTCTCGAATATGTTTATAAAAATATGTAAAAAAAACTATTTACTTTCAATGAGAAATGGTGTATAATAGATCTATAATCAAAGAGGAGCTTAGTTATGAAAATTGATTCTATAAATGGAAATAAAGTTGTTCCCCTAAAGTTTAGGGATAAAGTATACGTTGATATGTATAATGGTGGCCATCATTATTTCTTAGATGAAAATGGAAATCTCTTTAAATTACAAGA